AGTAACTGCAACAGCTTGTGCGATAGGAGGTATTAATATACAATCTAATAAATTATTTACAGGAACTGGTACATTTAATAACAGTAATACTGGATTTTACGTAGACAATACCGGTCAATTATCACTTAAAGATAAATTGTCTTGGGACGGTACTACATTAAGTATAACCGGAGACATAACAGTAACTAATACAGAAGATTTTGCCTCGTTACGAGATAAATCGACTTACGTTACTGCGTTGATATCATCTGGTTCAGGCGCAACGGTATTCAATACTAATACAAATGTAATATTTACGCGTCATGGATTTCCAAGTGCATTAACATCCACCGTAACAGGATCTGATACAATATCTGATATTAGCTCGTCATATGATTTGTATGTATTTGATTATGGATTTTTAGGAGCTAACACTAAAGCAAAATTAATATTAGATTTATTTGACGCTGGATATTCAGTATTTTCAACAGGAAATGACACGACTACTAGTAATACTACAGGATCTGCCGGATCGGAATGGCCAATAATAGCTGCATCTGCAAAGTCAACAAATGGTAATTTTACTTCATCGTCGCTAGCAACTGGTATAGGCGGTATATCACCGAACGATCCTATAGGCTTTGGCTGGACGTCTTTTTATACTGCGTCTGAAGGTGATTCTGGTAATTTACCAACGCGCTTAAAAACTAATATGAATGGTGCAAGTACTTGCGTGCCATTAGCAATATCAGGTTCTACTCAGCCTGATGCAGTCCCTGAATCCAATACCACTGCGGCATATGTAGCGTTTTATGCAACAAATCCTAGAGGCGGAAGGTGGGTACATACTAATGCTAGAGAATTGAATCGAGGATTGAACCCATCAGCTTCAATTAAATTATTAGATTTGTTGTATCGCAGAGATAGCGCTCAAGAAGCGTATCATGACGGATTCACTAAAATAACTGGTAACATGATTCAAACTGGTAAGATTCAATCAACGAATTGGACTACCGGAGGATCCGTTGGATCAGAATTTAATCTTAACAATGGTACATTTAAGTTAGGAGGCGATGTTAATCCAGAGTTTTCTTGGGACGGTACTAATTTGCGAGTATCTGGATCTAGCACTGAATTACTTACTCCTAGCTTTTTATTAGGTGGAGCTAATCAGTATATATCAGGTTCAGGCGGTAATATTAGAATTTCTTCAAGCAACTTTCATTTAGACACTGCTGGTAACGTAACAATGGCCGGAACAGTAACTGCAACTGCGGGTAACATTGGTGGATTTAATATAAGCAGTAACGCTTTAAGTAGTACAAACTTCTTTATATCAGGGGCAGCTTCTGGAGACAATTTCTTTATATCTGCCTCTAATTTCAACGTAAAAGCTAACGGAAACGTAACTGGTTCAAGTGTATTATTTACTGGAGGAACGGTTGGTGGGTTTACGCTATCTTCAACTCAAATAAACGATGCTAGTAATAATTTAGTATTAAAAAGTTCAGGTCAAATAACTGGTAGCAATGTACTATTTAACGGTGGTACTATTGGAGGGTTTACAATAGGAGCGAGTTCACTAACCGCTACAAACTTTGCAGTAAACACAACTGCCGGTGAAATTGAATTAGGAGGCGCTACTAGTTTCACTAATGGTGATGGTATATACATGAGCAAAGATACCACTAACAATTTCCGTGTAGGGGATCAAGGCGGTGCTCGTATGCAGTTCACCGGAGATAACTTAGAAATTTACAATTCAGGTAATACTAGATTAGTTAGCATAGGATCGTTGAATACTATTGCTGGATTTACAATAAGCGGAGATACTCTATCCAATAGCACAAACTTCTTTATATCAGGATCTGCTACCGGCAATCAATTTTTTATATCAGCTTCTAATTTTAATGTAAAGGCAAATGGAAATGTAACTGGATCTCAAGTATTATTTACTGGAGGAAGAATCGGCTCATTTGCTTTAACTAACGATGCATTGACAGCAGGAAGTACATTTTTTATATCTTCATCAGTAGGCGGTACCCCAGCGTCAGCATTCTTTATAAGCAGTAGCCGATTTAATGTAAGACAAGATGGAACAGTATCAGGTTCAAACGTGTTTTTTAACGGTGGTAGAATAGGTTCATTTACTCTTTCAAATGACGCATTTACTGCAGGTTCGACTTTCTTTATATCAAGCTCTGTAGGAGGTACCCCTGCATCTGCATTTTTTATATCTTCATCAAGATTTAATGTTAAGCAGGATGGTACAATAACTGGATCTAACGTTTTATTTAACGGAGGTACTGTTGGTGGATTTGCATTAACTTCAACTCAAATAAACGATACTGGAAATAATTTAATACTTAAGAGTAATGGACAAATTACAGGATCAGATGTATTATTTGACGGAGGAAAAATAGGTGGATTTGCATTAGACGCATCTCGAATATACTCAACAACTAACGTTACGCAATCGATAGCTGCATTAGATTTAAAATCTAATGGAACAATATCAGGGTCGTCTTTGTTAATTCGCACAAAAATAGGAAACAATCCGTTATATACAAATATTAACACCGATGAAGGATATGCAGACTTTTTTAATTTAGGTCGACAAGTTGCCGCTACTATATCAACTGAATATAGTTTAATATCAACGTCAGACGATACCGGTTGGATTGATAAAGGTACGTTTGTATTTCATTTATTACCGTATGAAACGCATCTATTAATATCATTCAATCATTACGTTTCAGGATCTGCTACTAGTACAAATAATAAAGGTCAGGTAAGATTTCAAATGTACGCTGCCGATTCAGGGTCGCTGCAGAATAGCGACGCTAGATACGATAATTGGATTGCCGGAGGTACTAGTAGTACTAAAGAATTATCATTGCTTGGGACTAATGCTAGATCTATTTGGTGGACGATGGATCAAGACTCGCATATTACATTTCCTAGTTCTTCATGGGGAATTGGCAACGGAGGAGGAAAAACTGTTAAATTAGTATTACAGATGCAAAACACAACAAATCTCGCTACAACCCCTACTATATCAAATTTCGTAAAGTATGTCACAATTACGGCAACGCGGCGTATGACTGCAGAAAATGGTAGTATAGAGTTTCAAAGATAATATATTACTTAATTAATATTTATAATAAATCAAATACATGATATCAAAAGTAATTGCAATTTATCCTGGACGTTTTCAACCGTTTGGTAAGCACCACGAAACTGCTTACCGAGCTCTTCAGAAAAAATTCGGACAGGCTAATACATATATAGCAACTAGTGACAAAGTAGAATTTCCTAAATCTCCGTTTACATTTAAAGATAAAAAGCAAATTTTATCGTTATATGGATTGCAAGACGACGTTGTGCTAACTAAACAACCTTACGTTGCAACAGAAATATTGCAACAATTTGATCCTAACACAACAGCTGTTGTTTTTATGGTAGGAGAAAAAGATATGAGAGAAGATCCTCGGTTTGCTATGAAACCTAAAAAGGACGGATCTGAATCGTTTTACAAACCATACGAAGCTAATAAAAACAATTTACAAGGATACGATAAACATGGATACTTGTTTGTAGCGCCTCATGTGTCGTTAAACGTTCCTGGGTATGGTGAAATGTCAGGAACAAGTTTACGTAAATTGTTAAGCAGCGACTTATCTTCTGAAAATCAGCAAAAAGTTTTTAAAGGAGTTTTTGGGACATGGAATCCTGAAATTGCTAAACTGGTATTTGACAAACTAAAAATAAAATCTGAAATGAATCTTTTTACTAAAGACTGGTGGTCTGAGTCGTTAAACCTAGACGAAGATAGCGACCCTTGCTGGGACGGCTATAAACAAGTAGGAATGAAAAAGAAAGGAAAGAAGCAAGTGCCTAATTGCGTACCAGAGTCTGTATCTGAAGGGTATCCAACTCCAGAGCAAGCTCAAGCACATAACGCTAAAATAGAAAAGTTAAAAGCATTTCTTCGTAAGCAAATAGGAAAAGAGTTTGCTTATAATTTTAATCAATTTCCTAAAACGGTATACGGAGTACCAATGTATGAGCAGTTGCTAAAAGAGGGAGGAGCTGGAGGACATATGGCGCACCCCTTTGATATACCTACAGTTACTAGCGGAACCGACTTAATTTCCGTCTTTAACAAATCAGTGGATTACTTATCCAAGACAGCAGCATCGGTTAAAATAGACGGCGTAAACGCTTCTATACGGTTAGTAGAAATTGACGGTCGAAAGACGTTTGTAATGGATAGAGGATCCAATAAACCATTGGATGTAAAAGGTATTACCAAAGCAGAACTAGAAGATCGATTTGGAGCTGGCCATGGAATGATTATAGTAGGTGGCAAAGTGTTAGACATATTTAACGAAGCTATACCAGCTATTACTTCAGACTTAAAGAAATTAGGTCTTTGGGACAATCCAAATATTATGTTTAATATTGAATACGTTGCAGGATCAACTAACGTATTAAATTATGGTAAGAACTTTTTAGCTATTCACGGTTTATTAGAAATTAAGCAGGTAACTCCAACTAAAAGAGCTACTTCAGAAAAAAGTTATAATAAAGCTGTAATGAAGCAGTTAATTATTAACTTAACTCCTGTTGCTAGTAAACAAGGATACGAAGTGTTAGGGTCAGTTCCTACTAAACTAGAAGGTACTCCTAATTTAGATGCAGCGTTAAGTAAAACGTATACAATTAATTTAACTCCTGACAAAAAAGTAACTAAGTCTCTTAAGACTCTATTGTCAAAGGCAACTAATCCTAAAGACTCTAGAATTAAAACTAAAGAAGGTAAAGACATTGGTGCACTTTCTAAAGAAGTGTTAATTAAAATAGCTGACGGAGTTCCTTTATCAGAATGGGTAGCAGATCCTAAAGATTATCAGTTAGCGATTGATGGATTTACTATTTACATGGCTACTATGAAGTTAGGGGATGCAGTGTTAGAAAAATTAACTTCTCCGTTAGGTCCAGTTACAGAGCATGAAGGTATTGTTATACGAGATAAATCTATATACAGTAAACCGTTTAAAATAACAGGTAAGTTTATTTTAGGTGGTTTGGCAACTAGTTTTAGAAAGTAAGATAATTATTAATATGGCAAATAAGTTACGAAATATAGAAGCGATACGAAAGATGCTTGACGGCACTCATAAATCGCAAAGTAAAAAAACTTTTGGTTACGAAAAACAAAACATTAAACGTAATGTTGGCGACGTTTGGAAAGACGAAAATGGAGTAGAATGGGAACAGAAAGAAGGGTATAAAATCAATAAAGGTAAATTAAATGCACTTCGCAATTATTTACAATCGTTGAAAATGCCTGCTGTATGCCCAAAGTGTAGTAGAGAAATGAAAGGAAAGGCGCATGAAAAAATGTGGAAGCTGTACAAGCACTGTTTAGACTGTCAAGTTGCAGCTGAACACGAAATGACGCTTAACGGAACGTATGATGAGTTTGTTAAAAATATACAATTGCGAAATGCCGAAGCTTGGCTAAAAGACGCTGAGCAAGAAGCAAAAGAAATTGTAGAAGCTATACGAAGCAAATTAGCATTTGCTAATTCAGATGGCACTGTTGAAGAATGGGCCGGAGGTATTGACGCTGATGAATTAGCTGATAAAATTGAAAAAGAGTTTGCTACGTTTAAAGAGAACTTTATAAATAAATTAAAAGATGATAACAGAGTTGAGATCGCTGATTCGCCAGGAGATAGCGAAAGTAATTAAAGAAGATGTAGGAGCTTGGAGACGAGTTATTATTACATCTCCTAAAAAAGACGCTATAGAGCAGGAAATCAATAACATGATGAAAGCCCCTGACTTTAAATCTAAATACGCTAGTTTAAAGATTGTATTTAAACCAGCAGTAAAAGATAATACATTAATTATCGATTTAAACGGACCTTCAGCTACTGGTATATCTAAAAAAGTATCTGACTATGCTAAAAAGCATGATAAAAGTGCAATTGTAAAAATTAGAACAGAACCTAAATTATCTAAATAATGGAACCAAACGTTAACGTATCTAGACAACTTAAAAAGGCAACAGACGCATTACAAAATGCTATGTTAACTAAACAGGAATTGGAAAAGCAAATCATGGTAATGAAAAAAGCTTTTTTATCTGAAACAGATCCTACTAGAAAAGAAAGAATTAAGCCAAAGTTAATTAAACTTAACCGAGAGTTAAAAGCTGCTGAGCAAGTGTTAGCAGCAGCAGATGCTAACTTTCATCGTTTATTAGCTACTGAGCCAGATGAAGACATTTATGATTTATTAGATCATAAAATTCAAGAGTATATTGTACGTAAACAAGTTCGTAGAGTAGTTACTGAAACTTTAAAAAAGTTAAAGAAATGATTAAATTAAAAGATTTATTAAAAGAAGCAGAAGAGCCAAAGGTTCTTTCTCTTCATGATGCTATATCAGACTTCTTTGATAAAAACAAAAAGAAGCTAGAAAAACTCGTTGATGAAGATGAATGGGACGACTTCTACGAGCTAGCTTTTGAAAAGTTTCCTGATGAAGATCAAGATGACGTAGCTCAGGCTATGAATAAAGCTGCTATGAGAGCTGGTTGGTTTGAGAATGAGGAAGTAGCCGAAATGCCAGAGGAAAAAGATTTAGAGACTATGGCATTTGGAGAAAAGTCTCAACAAAAAGGAATTAAAATGGGTGACTACGATAAAAAGCAAAAAATGCCTAAAGAGTCGCCTACCGAACTTTACATGGAATCAAAAAAAAAGTTTCAGAGGAAAAAATAAAAGAAGCTGAATACAGAGGCCGTAAAGTAAAATTAGGTAAGCCTTTTTATACTCCTGGAGGTCCTAGAAAGCGTGCTGTTTACGTTACCAATGACAAAGGCAATGTAGTTAAAGTAGGATTTGGAGAACCAGGAATGAAAATTAAAAAGAACAATCCTGAAAGAAGAAAATCTTTTCGAGCTCGTCATAATTGTGACAACCCAGGCCCAAGATGGAAAGCACGTTATTGGAGTTGTAGAGCATGGTAACTATTTAAACGTAATATAATGAAAAAAAATAATTTAATTGTTGAAGCTGCTAGATTGCAAAAATTAGCTGGACTTCTTAAAGAAGACGAAGCTGAAGATTTAAAGGCTACCGTAACTGCAGGTTCGTATGAAAAATTTGTAGCTCAATTAGGCTCTAATGCACAAGATACAAAAATTCAGGCTTTATTAAATAAAGGTAAAGAAGATGGTCAGCCTGCCGATGAAATTATCTCGTTAAAAGATACTGCTATTGCTGTGCAAGATTTAAGGCCTACTCAAAATGAAATTGCCTTAGATAAATCGTTAAGTTTTCCATTAACAAACCCAAAATCTGCAATGCAATGCTTAAAAGGAGGAACCGTTGCAATTGCGGGTAAACGTATAGTAACTGCTAAAGGTCAATACGTTATCGACGGTCATCATAGATGGTCTCAGTTATATGCAATGAATAAAGAAGCTTCTATTGCAGTAACTGATATGGATTCAAAAGCCGTGTCTAAACCTGTTGATTTTTTAAAGGTAACGCAATTAGCTATAGCTGCTGATATTGGTAAAGTGCCAACGGCTACTGCAAAAGGATCTAAAAACTTAATTACTATCTCTGAGGCTGATTTAAAAGAGTACGTAAGAAAAACTATTACTAAAGACGTAATGAAAGTTTTTGTTAAAGCTGGTGTCGTTAAAGTTAACAGTAACAAAGACGCTGATAATTTAAGTGGAACTAATTTAGAGCAAGCAGCTAATTACATTTGGGCTAATGTACAACAAATGCAAAAAACTTCAACGCCAGTTGACGGAGCTCCTAAAAGAGACGTAATGCCTCAGACAGATGACGCTAAAAATTGGCAAAATATTGCTAAGACGGGTGAGCTTAATTATATGCCTCCATTTAAACAAGAGTCAGTAAATAAACGTATGGACTCTATGTTAAAAGAATCAATAATCAAAGTTAAGTAATATGATTAAATTAGCTAATTTATTAAAAGAAGCTGAAGAAGAAATGAAGTGTCCTGTGGCAACGCAGGACATTTCTGTTAATCTTGAACATCGTCAAAAAGCTATTGATGAATACGGCTATGGCCCTTTAAACCCAAACAATCCAAACATTAAATTTTGGAAAAAGAAAGCAGAAGAGTGGCAACTAGATTCTATGGAAGAAGCTAAGTCGTCTCGTTGTAATAATTGTGCAGCGTTTAACATTACTTCTAGAATGCTTAGTTGTATTGAAAAAGGTATTACGTCTGGCGAAGAAGAAGTGCCAGTCACCGAACCTGAAATGCAAGAGCAAGACGCTCCAGTAACTGAACCAGAATTAGACGATACTGAAGGAGCAGAAAAAGACGCTTGGGATACTATAGAAGCCGGAAAGTTAGGATATTGCACATTTCTTAAATTTAAGTGTGCTGGATCTCGTACTTGCGACGCTTGGGTAACTGGCGGTCCGATAAAAGATAAAAAATAAATGTATGGCGTTAATAAAAGCAGTTTTGGAATCGCAGATAAAATCTGCATTTAAAAAGTTATTTACCGCTAAAAATAATACTCCTGAGCAATCAATTGAAGAGTTGTCTCGAGATTTAACAGAAGCTATTGACGCTTATATAAAATCAGCAACAATTATTATACCACCTGGTCAAGAATCAACTGGTACAAATGCTATTGGACAAAATGTTACAGGATTAGCTGGTAATGTATCAGTTGTAGCTAAAACATCAGGAGTAGGTAAAGTTAATACGGTAACATCAAAGCCGTCCCCAAAAGCACAAATTAGTTAAGTTATGTCACAGTCATTAAAAGATATTATTCGTGAAGAATACAAAAAGTGTTTACAGGATCCTGTGCACTTTATGAAAAAGTATTGTCAAATACAACACCCACAAAAAGGTAAAATACCATTTCATCTTTACCCGTTTCAGGAGTCGGCCCTCAGAGACCTTCGAGATCACGATTATAACATCATTCTCAAGTCACGACAATTAGGCATCAGTACTCTAAGTGCAGGCTATGCACTATGGCTTATGACATTTTTTGGGGATAAAAATATATTAGTTATTGCAACTAAACAAGAAGTAGCTAAGAATTTAGTGTTAAAGGTAAAAGTGATGTATGAAAATTTACCTTCTTGGTTAAAGTTGCCGGCAGTTGAAGATAATAAATTATCGCTTCGTTTAAATAACGGATCTCAAATTAAAGCAACTTCTTCGTCAGGCGACTCAGGTCGTTCCGAAGCGTTATCACTATTAATCATAGACGAGGCCGCATTTATTTCTAATGTAGAAGAAATTTGGATATCAGCACAACAAACTCTAGCAACTGGAGGAGGTGCTATTATATTATCAACCCCCAACGGTACTGGTAACTTTTTTCATAAAACATGGGTAGGGGCTGAGTCAGGTACTAATCGATTTAACACTATTCGATTGCATTGGTCAGTGCATCCTGATAGAAATCAATCTTGGAGAGATAAACAAGATGAATTGTTAGGTCCTAAAGGAGCTGCTCAAGAGTGTGATTGTGATTTTATATCTTCAGGTCATACCGTTGTTGACGGAGCTTTATTGCAATGGTTTAATCAAACAACAGTGCAAGATCCTATAGAGAAACGAGGTATTGATAGTAATTTATGGATTTGGGAACCTGCAGACTATCAAAAAGATTATATAATAGTAGCCGACGTTGCTCGAGGTGATGGTGCTGACCATTCAGCATTTCACGTTATTGATGTAGAAACTGTTACTCAAGTTGCAGAATATAAAGGTCAAATAAATACTAAGGATTACGGAAATCTTTTAGTAAACGTAGCTACTGAATATAATGACGCATTACTAGTAATTGAAAATGCTAATATAGGCTGGGCTACTATTCAAGTAGCTATTGATAGAAATTACAGAAATTTATACTATTCTCCTAAAGATGGAGGGGTGTCTGATGTATCTCAACAATTAGCAAGATATGTAGATTTAAAAGACACTTCACAAATGACTCCTGGATTTACAATGTCGTCTCGTACACGACCTCTTGTTATATCTAAATTAGACACTTACATGAGAGAGCGAGTGCCAGTTATTCGCAGTCGTCGATTAATGGATGAATTGTTTGTGTTTATTTGGAATGGATCTAGAGCTGAAGCACAACATGGATATAATGACGATTTAGTAATGTCGTTTTGCACAGGTTTATGGATACGAGACACAGCATTAAAGCTTCGTCAGCAAGGATTAGATTTAAATCGTAAAACTTTAGATTATTTAGGCAATCAAACTTTAATGTATAATTCTAACTCAGGCAATCTTAAAGGAACTGGCTGGACAATGCCTACTGCTAACAACCAAGATGAAGATTTAACTTGGTTATTATAAATTTCGATATTTATTTTAAATTGTAGAAATTTATGGCTGATACTTCCATATACGGACGTTTAAAAAAATTATTTAACACTAATGTCGTTATTCGTCGCGTAGGTAAAGATAAACTGCGTGTTATAGATAACAACCACATTCAATCTGCAGGTAACGTTCACAACTCTCGTTTTATAGATCGTTTTACTAGATTACATGGGGTTCGTCCACACGCTTTAAATACTTATAATCCTAATTACAATTACTTTTCATCTAAAACGGAATTGTATACAGACTACGAAATAATGGATCAAGATCCAATTATTGCGTCTACATTAGATATATATGCTGATGAAACTGTAATGAAAGATGACTTCGGGGATGTATTAACTATTAGATCAGACAACGAAAACATTAAAAAAATACTTCATAACTTATTTTATGACGTTTTAAACGTTGAATTTAATTTATGGCCATGGGTACGTAATATGTGCAAATATGGCGATATGTATTTAAAACTAGATATACAAGAAGAAATTGGAATTGTAAACGTTACGCCATTATCTGCATACGAAATTATACGTGAAGAAGGAACTGATCTTAGTAATCCTTATTCAGTACGCTTCAAGCAGTTAGGAGCAGGAGATGTGTTTTATGAAAATTTTGAATTAGCTCATTTTCGTTTGCTATCAGATTCTAATTTTCTTCCGTACGGTAAATCTATTGTAGAAGGAGCTCGTAAAGTATGGAAACAATTAACTATGATGGAAGACGCTATGTTGATTCATCGTATTATGCGTGCCCCCGAAAAACGTATTTTTAAAATTGACGTAGGAAACATTCCACCTAACGAGGTTGACGCTTACATGCAGCGTATCATTAATCAAATGAAGAAGACTCCATATGTTGATCAACAAACTGGAGAATACAATTTAAAATTCAATTTACAGAACATGTTAGAAGATTATTTCCTTCCTGTACGTGGAGGACAGTCTGGCACTGAAATTGACACGTTAAGTGGTATGGAATTTACCGGCATCGATGATATTGAATATCTTCGTAATAAAATGATGGCTTCGTTGAAAGTACCTAAAGCATTTTTAGGATACGAAGAAGGATTATCAGGTAAAGCTACGCTAGCAGCTGAAGACGTTCGTTTTGCTCGCACTATTGAAAGAGTTCAGCGTATTGTATTATCTGAATTACATAAAATTGCTATTGTGCATTTATACGCGCAAGGCTTTGAAAATGCAGACTTAATTAGTTTTGATTTATCGATGACTTCTCCTTCAGTAATTTACGAGCAAGAGAAGTTAGCTTTATACGCTACTAAAGTAACTCTTGCAGGTGATATGATTGAAAAGAAATTAATGCCTAGACATTGGATTTATAAAAATATATTCAATTTGCAAGAAGCTGATATTGAAGATATTGAAAAAGAAATGATTCAAAGTGCAAAAGACGGATGGAGATTGAAGAAGATTGAAGACGAAGGTGAAGACCCAGCCGATCCTAAAAATCAAAAGAAAGAAGAGGAAGGCGGTAAAGAAGGAGAAGCAGGTGGAGCTGAAGGAGAAGCAGGCGGCGGCAATCCATTTGAAGGAGTTGATTTAAAACTTCAAAAACAATATGACGAGCAAGGTAAAAATCGTGCCGAAGCTCCTGAAGGAGGGTGGCCCGGTGCCGGTCGACCTAAAGAAGTAATGAAGTATAAGTCTCATGATCATCCTCGAGGATGGGATCCGCTAGGAAGCCGTGACTATCATAATTCAGCAAAGCGATTTAAAGAAGGCATTGATCCAGAAACACTTAAAAAACAATATTCGTTATCTAAGTTAAAGGTTAAAGTAAATTCAAAAGTTCTATTAGAATCTCCTAAAACCGAGAGCATGTTAGACGAAAATAATTTGTTATCAGAAGAAATTTAAAAGATCATATTTTACATATTTATTATTAAAGAAATAAATACATAATGAAACCGTTAAAGCATTCAAAATACAAAAATACAGGAGTATTATTTGAGTTGTTAGTAAGGCAAGTAGCGTCGGACACGATGAACAACACAGACTCCAAAGCTTTACCAATATTGAAAAAGTATTTTTCTAAATCTACTGAGTTAGCTAAAGAATTAAACTTATATCAGTCTCTAGTAAAAGAAAAATTTGCTAGAGAAGATAAAGCAGATCATTTAATAACTGCAATCGTCGAAGCTAAAAATAAATTAAATCAAGCTGCTTTAAAGCGTCAAAAATACAATTTAATTAAAGAGATTAAAGACACTTATGTATTGGAAGAATTCTTTAAAGCTAAAGTAACTAATTACAAAGTGTTAGCTTCTGTATATAAATTATTTGAGTTTACTGTAGCAGATAATCCTGTTGATTTAGTTAATTCTCGTTATACTTTAATAGAGCATATAACTCATAAATCAACAGCTGCAAAACCTGCTGCTATTAATGAGATGTCAGCTTTTGTTAAACAAGACAAAGATGTACGTTTATTATCATATAAAATATTAGTAGACAAGTTTAACGAAAAATATTCAGGATTAAATTCTGGTCAAAAAAGATTGCTAAAAGAATATATTAATTCAGTAACTGAAAATGTAGAATTAAAAGAGTTTATTCTTAAAGAAGTAACTTTATTGCGTAAAGAATTAAAAGAGTTAGCAGCTAAAATAACTGATAAGGTTGTAAAAATTAAAATAGCTGAAGTAACTAATTTATTAAAGACTATTTCAGAATCTAAAACGGTTAAAGATGGTCATATAATTTCTTTGTTACGTTATCACGAATTAGTAAAAGAACTTAAAAAAGTATAATATATGGCAGCCAATCCAATTTCAGGTCCTTATAGCGCACCTGCTACTACATATCATCAAAACATAGCTAAATTTAATCGTTCAGAGCTAGTAACTGCACCTTTTATAGCTACTGGATCGTATGCAAACTCAATAGGATTTTATCAATCCGGATCCGCTGCGGCAACTGTAACATTAACAGGAGGAGGTTCGTTTACAGTACCAGCAATTAATGCAA